CTCACGAAGTGTCAGGTCAAGGTCAGAGCGGTCTGCGAACTGCCCGATCCAATCCTCGGCTGTGCAGAACACCTCCTGTGTCCCTGTCGTGCCGGGAGTCGGGGCCACGGACACGAGTCGGCCGCGGAAGTGATACCAGATTGCACCGGCGCCGGCGTCGATCTTGAGCCTGACCCTTGTACCGTGGCGCCAGCCTGATCTCACGTTGACGTGGCCTGGGGAGTAGTAGCCCTGGAGGCCGCCGGAGTTGCCGGCCGAGTTGTTCAGCGCAAAGAACATCAGCCCTGGCCGCGCGACGCGGTCCATGGGGCTGGAGCCAAAGATCCCGCGCGACCACGTGATCGGCACGCGCCTGAGCACGTCCTGGCTGATGTCGGTCCAGACCCCAGCGGACAGCTCGGCTTCGATGGTCTCGGCCATCAGCGCACTCTCCCCGAGGTTTGGAACCCGTGCCGGATCGCCCGCTCTAGAGACGTGGGAAGCTGGCGATCACGCGCGGCTAGCTGCGCGCTCAGCGCCCGGATCTCCGCCATGATCCCGGAATCGTCTCGTGCCGATGTCGAGGTAGCGGGCCGGCCCACGAACTCGCCACCGTGCGCCACGATCAGCCGCGGCTCCGTCGGCACGCCCGGCACGATCTTGAAGTCGCCGGTCGAGGTCTGGAATCCGCCGATCCGATCGATGGCACGAGACGTGTCCCGCGTGAACCCTCGGATCAGGATCAGGTTGTCCAGCATCCGGTCCTGGATCTTGATCTGGTCCTGGAGCAGGTCGCTCTGTGGGACCAGATCCGAGAGGTCGATTCCGAAATCCTGCTCCAGGATCGTGCGGATCTGCTTGGGGAGCTTGACGCCAGCGCCAAGTAGCGCGGAAAGTGCCGGGCCCAGCGCAATGAACACCTGCTCTGCGCTGGCACCGGCGTCACGGAAGTCCTTGAGGGTCCGCTTCACGTTTCCGGCGAACGCGTCAAACATCGCTGCGGTCGGCACCAGGCCCTGCTCGCGGATCTGCTCGAACACCGTGGTCATCGCGCCGAGACCGTCGAGCATCCCCTTGATCTTGCGAGTTGAGATCAGGTCCATGAGATCGGCGATCTCTCGGAGTGAATCCGGCACCCTAACGCCGGCTGCGTCCATCGCGGCTACCAGGCGCTGTGTCGTCTCCCCCACCGTCTCCAGGATGCGGTCCCAGGAGACGCCCTGCGCTACCAGCTCGGACAATTGAATCCCAAGAGCATCGGCAGCGAATCGCATCTCGTTCATTGCGCGCGCCCCGATCGTGAGTTGATCGGAATCAATTTCTGGCGTCACCAAGATCGAGTCTGCGACCTTCTGGAGTCGCTTCTCGATGCGCGCCAGCACGGAGTCGAGCGCATCGACAATGGTCTGCGTCTTATCGACGATGAAGTCCTCGATCGCCTGGAAAGCTCCGGCCGCCTCGCGCGACTGCAACACGATGTTGCGGATCGCCTCCGCGCCGGCGTCGCCGAACTGCTTTGAGGATTCCACGAGGCGCTCGAAGCTCGCATCAAGTAAGTCGTTCGCTTCGGCCGCCGAGAAAGCGCCCAGACGTACCCCGTCGAGCACGGCCTGGATCGTCTCTGCCACCTGCACGAACGCAGTCGCGTCGCCGAAGCGGTCTACCTCGTCCAGGAGCGGGCCGATGGCGCGCATCATCGTGTCGATCCCCTCGGCGGCAGAGAACGTGCCGCGCTCGACGTCGGCAAGGATGTTGCGGAACTCGGCGGCGAACCGGCGCAACTCACCTATGGATTCCACCCCAGCGTCGATCGCCTTGTCGAGCAGGAACCGGAACGCGGCCTGGAAGTCACGGCCGAAGCGCGACTCACCGAGCTTCTGGATTTCGTCCAGGAGCGCGTCGCCCAGGTCGATCCCGAACCCCTTCATCACGCTCTTTGCCGTGGACTTGCCGAACAATCCCTTGAAGATGCCCACAACAGCACTGACGCCGCTCAGGATCGCGCCGACGAAGTCACCTTTGAGGAATGACGCAAACCCATTGAGGGCGGCCTGGCCGATCTTCGAGAAGCTACCGACCGCAGTGGCTGCCACCCCAAGCGCCCCCTGAAGATCGCCCTTGAGCGCCAGCTCCGCGGCGTCAGCGAAACCCCGAACCGCCTTCGGCAACCGGATTCCAAAGACACCCTCAAATGTATCGAGGAACCCGTCGAGGCTGCCTATGGCCATGCGCAGCTGGTCCAGGAAGCCGTTGCCTTCCTTGGTCGTGTCCTCGAGTTCAAGGCCGAGCCGCTTCATGGCCTGCGCGTACTCGTCTGCGGACAGCCCGGCCGCGCTCATCATCGGCGCGCTCGCCCCCAGGATCTTGCCCCACTTGTCGATCGGCGCCAGCCCCGCGATAACGGTGGTAGTCGCCTCAGCGAACGGCTCCGTGATCCCGCCCATAACGGAATCGCCGTAGCCGAAGAACGCGGTGCGGGAGTTGCGGATCGTATCGGTGAGATCCTTGCCGGCGACGTCCAGGGCCTTGACCGCACCGGCAGCCGTGCCCGCCGAGCCCGACAGGTCCGGGTCGAGGTCGTCGGCCAGGTCGCGCGTGATGAGGCGTGCGTTCATCAGGCCGATGCTGTACTTGGTCATCACACCGTCCACGGACTTGAACCGGAAGCCTACTTCCTCGCCGGCAGCAGACATCGCATCGAGCTGCGCGTTCGCGTCCCTCACGGCAGTGGCTTGCTCTCGGGCCGCAGCTGCGGCGCCGAGCGTGGACTCGGTCGCCTTGCCGACCATGTCCGCCATCCGGAGCGCGGAGTCGCCCCAAGTAGTGCCCTGCGCGGTCAGGTCCTTGAGCCACTTCCAGAAGACCCCCTGAGCTCCGGATGCCGCCTGCGCGCCGGACAGGATGGTGTTGAACCAGCTGCTGATTCGCGGGCCCAGGCCCAGCAGGTCGTTCCACCAGTTCCATACGGCCGTCAGCGAGCCTACGAAGTCCTGGATGCGGCCCACGACTTTGTCCGCGATGACGGAGCCGACATCGCGCAGGAAGTTCAGGACCTCGCCAGCCACGTCCAGGACCTTGGAGATCCCGTCCTTGACCGCAGCGAACGCCTTGGTACCGAGGTCGAAGACCGCCTCGCGCACCGGCTTGATCGACAAAAGCAACCCAGTGAGCAAGGCGATCAGGCCGAGCGGTCCGGTCAGCACCGTGAGCACCGAGCCGATCGCACCGGCTGCCGCCCCTAGCGCCCCAGCGAAGATACCGCCCGCACCGAATGCCGTAGCGATCGCTCCTGCCGACGCGACCATGGCTCCGAGTACCAGCAGCACCGGCCCGGCCACGGCAACGATACCGGCGAGCGCGATCCCAGCGCCCCGGACGGGTCCAGGTAAGCCGGCGAACAGCGCGATCGCCCGGCCGGCGAACTCCAACAGGTCCCCGCCAATGTCGACCACCGCTATAAATGTCGGTACAAGCACGTCGCCCAGTTCGATAAGCCGGACCTTGGCGAGAGCGAGGAACTGCCGGAACTTGAAGCCCGGCTCCTCGGCGAGTCGCTTCATGCCCTTGCCGAGCACGTCCACGCCGGAGGCGACCTGGCCCATGACGTCATCTACGACGGAAGCGTCCTGCGCCAGGACGTTCATCACGCCGCGGAACGCGCGGATGTTCGGGATGACTTTTGCGAGCGCCTCCTCGTCGAGGTTCTTCGTTCTCTCGGCGAGCAGTCTCATCGCTTCGATCAGCCCGCCGGGCTTGGCTGCCATGTCGCGGAGCCGGCCCATAGATAGGCCCACCGCGCCCATGATCTCCTGCGCCTCTTTTCCGCCGCCCTTGGCGAGGAGCGACATGATGGCATTCAGCGACGTGCTCGCCTCGGCGGCATTCAAACCAGTCCTGCTCATCACAGCCAGCGAGCCGGCCACGTCTTCGAACGCGATACCGAGCGAGGACGCCGTAGGCAGCAACCGGCCCATCACGGGCGCCAGGGCGGACGCTTCCAGCTTGCCGGCGCGCACGGCCAAGGCCAGGATGTTGGTGGCGCGCTCGGCGCTCAGGTTCGCCTGCCCGTAGGCGTTCATCGCGGAGGTGACTGCGTCCGCGATCGTGGCCGTATCGCCTAGCCCGAGCGCCGCCGCCTGCGCGCTCGCCCTCAGCGCGTCGAGGGCCACCTGCCCGCGCAGACCCGCCGACGTCACGAAGAACATCGCGTCGGCCAGCTCGACCGGGGCGCGCGCCGTCTCGCCAGAGAGAGCCAGGATGTCGCCGCGCCACGCCTGCACCTGCTCACGGCTGATGCCGACCAGCGTCTCCATCTTCAGGAGCGCGTCGGAGAAGTCAACCGACATCTTCAGCGATGCGGCGCCCACGCCGGCGACGGCAGCGGATAGCGGCAGAAGCGCGCGGCCCGCGTCCTGCATCTTCCGGCCGGCCTGCTCCATGTTCCTGCCAGCGACGGCAAGAGCTGGGCTTAGTTCGTCACGCAACCGCAGGAGCGCGATGATGGTCCCGATGTTCATTCGACATCCTCGCGGACCTCATCGTGCAACCCCACTACGATCTCCTTGAGCGTCTGAAGCAGGTGCTTCGGCGCTTCCTGGAGCTCCTTCATCGCTCCTTCATCGCCCCGCTTGGCCCGACGCGCCAGTAGTACCCAGTACTCGGCATTCCTTGTTGCCATGACTTCCAGCACCAGACTCGTATGCTCCTCGAGTTCCTGCACCATCTGGCTCGGGGTACATCCCGGGAATGATTCGCATAGCCGGCTGATCGTAAGGCCGTCGGGAATCGGGCCGTCCCCGTCCAACGCCCAGTACAGCCGGATCAGTCGTTTTTTGACACCTCCTCGCTATCCGGCGCATTCAACGCGATGATCTCGCTCTTGATCCAAATCGCGGTGCGCTCGTCTAGTTGCGCTATGGAGTCCTCGTTCACGGGAGCGTCATAGCTCCAGCCCACAATGCCAGCGCCGAGCAGCAGCTCAGTGTCGAACTGCGACTCGTGGTAATTGAATTGGTTGAGCGCGCGTTCCTTGTCTTTGCGATCGACGCCGGCATCGAAGACGACTCTTAGCACTTCTTCGCCCAACTCGCGCATCACTGCGCGTTGCTCGGCCTCTTGCCGCTTCCGAGCCGACTTCATCTGCTTCCAGCTCAGGCGCGTAATGTCGATATACGCACCCGGCTCATACGGGATCTCGCGCCGGATCGGCTCGTTGATGACCAGCATTGACGTGCTCCTTGTTGATGAAGTGTGAGACGGTTACCGGGGCGAGGAGCACTCACGCCCAGACCACGAGAGCCGTCCCGGCGCGTGGTAGCGCTCCTGCCCATTCATCCTCAGCTCCAGACGCCGGCACCAGTCGGGCGCAGGATCACATTCACCATCTGGATGTTGTCCGGGCTCGCGACTACTTTGTACTGGACGAGACGGACATCGACCGTGTAGGTCTTGGAGTCGCCCATCACGATTACCAGCTCGCGTCCGTCGTCCTGCGGGCCATCGTCCACTGTGCCGAACACGGCATGCGTCCCCGTGATCAGGGTCGTGTCCCAGATCAGCGTGAGCGCGATATCGTCGTGGGCTTTGATGCCGGTCGGGGTATGCTCACGGAACGAATCCCCAAGCGCAGTGGTCTCGACGGTCTCGGCTCGGTGACCAATCTCGAGGCCGCCGGTCAAGAACCCGATGAAGCTCCGAGCCGTTCCGCCCGGGGCATCCTCCAGCGTGCCGGTAACTGAGGCCGGCCCGAACTTTCCTGCCGCCATGTCGTCCTCCTGCCCCTGTTGGGCGTCTACTCGTGGTTGAAGTTTCAGGGCGGCAAGAAATAAGGACACCCGACCGCCGCGATTGCTCGCGATGGCAGGTGCCCTGTCTCCTGCGCGCCCCTGTCCGTGTCGCGGCCCTGGGCGGGGCCTCGTCGAGCCGGTGTACGGCCGGCTCCGAGCTACACGGTCAATCCGTTAGATCGTCAGTTTCTCGCGAATCCTACGAATGCAGTAATGGAGCCTATCCCGGTGACGTTTCCGTCAACCCCGAGGTAGCGATCGACTTCGCCCGCGACAGTGACACGTTCCGCGAACGGCGCAACCACGTTGTCTGCGAACGTGATCAGATCGGCGAATGTCACGTCGTCCAGCGAGTCCCGGATCTTGGCGACGAAGTTAGTGAATCCCGATGCCGCCGTAACTTGCAGGTAGCCCACGCCACCGTCCTGAGAGTCAGCGCGGCGGAAGGTACCGCCAGTACCGCCAGTGCCCAGAGACGTGTCGATCGGGACCGAGAACGTGGTCGTGGTAATGACCGTGACCGTTCGCTCCCCGTTGATGTCCGGCGAAGAGCCGGCAACGCCAGAGATCACGATAATGTCGCCTGTGGTCAGCCCGTGCGCGATCGGCGTGGTAACCACAGTGGGGTTCGCCTGTGAGTTCGAGGTGACCGGGATGGTCAGCCGCTTTGGGTCGTCGACCGAATCGAAGCTCTCTGCAGCCTCGGTGTTCCAATCCGCGGTCTTAGCTTCGAGTTCCTGGAGAATGATCCCATCATCCTTCTGCCCGGTGATCTGGTAGTCCGCATTGACACGCTGGAGGTTGTTCTGCTCCACGAGTACCTTGTAATCCATCGTCCAGGCACCTTGCATACCGACGAATGGTGAGCCGATAGTCTGGCCGGCGAAGCCGAGACAGATCACCCGCGCAGTCGCTTGTGGAGTGCTGGGGACGAAGCTTGAAAATGCATCGTGGGATCGGTTCGCAGTCGTATCGAATAGCGCGCCGGCTAATGACATCTCGACCTGTCGGAGCCCAGTGGGAGTGTGCTCACGAAAGCTGTCGCCGAGGCCTGTGGTCTCGATCGTCACGGCCTCATCAGAGACATCCATCGTGCCCGGCTTAGATGCGGTCAGGTCGTAGCCATCGGCGAGTATGAGCGCGCTTGCCGGTCCGAACTTCCCAACGGCCATCGTCAGTTCTCCTTACGCTTCGCGCTCGACTTCTTGCGCGCAGGCTTCGGGCTCTCGGCACCCAGATCGCCAACTGGCTCGACGTAGTCGTTGTGGATCAGCGAGGCGAGCACGTCACGTGGAATGCCGTCGCAGGTGTCGCCAGGCTTGCCGATCTGTCGGCCCGCCTTATCGCTCACTTGCAGCGGCATCTCGGGCCGGCGCGGGTGCGTCTTCCGAAGCCGCCATTTGGAGCCGTCGAGCTTGCTCACGTCTTCTCCTCCATCCAGCCGCACACAGTGCAGTAGCGTCCCCGGAACATTGCCTTGAGCCGTGCCTGTGGAGCACCGCACTCCGGACAGCCGTCGGTGGCGATCTTGCGCGGGTCACGGTCCTTGGACCAGCCAACTAATTCGATCTTGTGATCGTTCACGACGGCACCTTCTGGACGCGCACGTTGAAGCTAATGCGCCATCGGTTGTTTTCGTCTTGGCCGAGCACGCCGTTTGGCGGCGACAGTGGCGTGGCGAAGATGTACTCGGTGCTCGATAGCGACTGCGCCTCGATTGCGGCCATGGCCGTATGGGCAGATGCTGCCTGCGCTCGCGGCGTCGCGTAGTCGCCCGGCGTACCCCGGCACACGATCTGCACGCGCGGGAACTCCCAGCGCAGACCGGCGGCGCCAAACTTGCGCTCTCCAGGCTCACCCGGATACTCCTGGATCGCCAAGCAAGCATCAGGCGTCGCCGGTAGCACGCCGAGGAACAGCGTTGTGCCTTGTGTCAGCGACAACTCGGTAGCGAGGTAACTGCCCACTTCGGTCAGCACGTCAGCCATCAGCCGATCCCCCGCTCGATGTCATCGGCGATGCGCCGCGCCATACCGGGCGTGGCCTCGCTGAGTGCCGTCTCCAGGAACTTCGCCTGCCCGACCGGGTGGCGCGCCTGTAGATTCTCGTGGACGAAGAGCGCATATTTCGCGGCGGGTCCCCCGACGCTTATCCGCACGGATACGTCCCGTCCGCTGTATTCGGGGCGGTCCACATCGTGGCTAGCGCGCAACGCACCCGTGTCCACGGGCGTCAGGTGCCGCGATGCGGTTGCCACGCGCTGGGCCTCGCGGAATAGTCCGCCGCCAATCGCTCCCGGTGTACTCTTGGCGAGGCGATCCAGTACCGCCAGCACGCCGGCCACGCCTTCGAGCTTGAAGCCTTCAACCATGACGCACCGCCATGAATGAGAACCCCGAAGGACTCAGGGCCGAGATCTGGATCACAGAGATCGACGTGGCGCTGTGGATGCTGCGCCGTGAGCTGGCGGACGTGCTACGCCGGTACGCTGAGAGCCTGGGGCGCCCCATCACGCCTGCGGAGTTATCCGCACTCGCCGACGTGTTCGAGGCTGGCCAGATGGGCGACAAGTAGCGCATCACGCCGCCCCCACGTGGATCTCGTGCATGTACGGGGCGCTCGTGCTTGGATCTACCAGACCACGCTCCGCGAGGATCGGCGCCGTGTTGCCATCTGGTAGCGTGAGCTTGTCGCGCGGATCGACCGGGTTGCGCCGGCCTGTGGCGACTGTAGCCGTGATCGGCTTGAGCACCGTTACCGTCGTCGTCGAGAGCACCTCGTTGCCATCGAAGTCCGTGACAAGCTTCTGCCGGTGCTCCACGAGCGCGTCGTAGGAGACGCCAGAGCCGTAGGTCGGCTCACCGTAGTTGCCCTGACCGGTCCACGGCGCAAGCGTGATCGCGTCCTGTAGATCGGACGTCACGCCCTTGGCGATAGAGACGCCGGAGCGAACCAGGGAATCGAGGCCCATTATGCCCTCACCAATCGGTGGAACGAGCTTGCGCGCCCGCGTACTGAGGAAACCCAATCCGGCGGCAGCAGGTACAGCACCGCATCAGGTAGCGCCTTCGCGCTCGCGGTCGAGGAGAACTCGAGCGTCACGGGCCCGGCACGCAAGCTCTTGATCCCCTTGGACTCGACCTCGTAGTCGTCGGTCCGCGTCGCATCGGCGATGAGTTGGCGCGCGTACTCGGAGGTTGCATCCTTGAGTTCCTGTGGGATCGTCATCTCGCCGACGTGCTCGAAGCCGGTCGGCTTGACCATGCCGATTCGGGGCCACTGCAGAGCCTGCGTGGCATCGACGGCGCTCCCGGTCCACTCCACGAGGCGGTCGATGAGCTTTGTGGCCCATAGCAGCGCCTCTGTCTTCTGAGTTGCTGTCGCGGTCGCCCAAGTATCGGACGAGGATGCCGCAGGTCGGTTGTCATCGTACTGATCCGCCTCCGCAGCACTCGCGTAGGAGTTCGCGGCTGCGGACCCGGCAGTCGTAACGATCATTGCAACTGCCACGACTTACCCCCCGGCAGTGACGACATGGACGCTGAGCGTCGTGCTGCCCGCGTAGGTGCCCGTCGAGATGTACTTGACCCGGATGCGATCGCCGATCACGCCGTCGAGCTCGGTATCATCCGCGAGCGTCCCGTCCGTCGCGACGGCCTCGGCCCTGGCCGCGAACCGGCTCACGCTCGACACCTTGCGCGAGCTGGCCGTGGTGAAGGCGTGGACCGCGATGTCGATCCAGTTGGCGCCGTTGTCGAGGCTCGTTTGCATGTACACCTTGAGCGTCGTACCGCCTGAGCCGTAGGTGAGGCTGGACTGCACCGCGATAGAGCCCACCGAGTGCGGATGAAAGAGCAGCGGTTCGGTCGTGACCGTAGCGGATGCCGTAATCGTGGCGGCGTTGACGAGCGGAAGCGCGTTGTTAGCCATTGGCGATCTCTACCCAACGCTCACGGATCAGCTTCAGAGCGCCGGTGCGGTTCTTGCCGCGTGTCTCAGCCTCGGCGAGCGCATCGAGCACGCCGAGATCGTCTACACAGGCAATCACTGCGGCGGCCTGGCCGACGTTCAGTCCTTGCAGATCGGGGATAGGAGCGGCCCCGTCATCCGCCCCGGAGTCATCCTCGGCGGGATCAGGGGCATGGTTGTCGTGCTCCTGCTCAGAATTGGGTGCGGCCCCGGGAGCTCCAACGGGGGACGGAGCCACGCTCTCGACGAGGAGGTCGTGGCGCGCCCCGTCGAAGTCGGAGGCGTTGATCACGCAATCGTGACCGTCGTCCTTGCGCCTCACACGGACAGTCGGAATCGCTGCCATCACACGACCTCCTCGCCAACCGCCTGATCCGACGCGCGCCGATTCGTCCGCACCGTCTTGAGCACAGGAACATCCGCCGGCAACAGCGTCCAGGTATTGTCCGTGACAACGACCCTGGCTGAGTCGATCTCCCCCGCCACGACTCGGCGCAGCAGATCGATCGTCTGCAGGTGTGCGGCGCACTCTTGTTCATGCCGCACGGCCAACTTGCCGTACATCGCGTGGATCACGTGTGCTCCTAGCTGGCGGCAGTCAGTCCCAGGTTGCTCAACACGAGGCTGATTGCGTTGATTGCCGTTCGCGCCTCGGCGTCCACTGTGGCGCCACCGGCCGGGTCCGCGACATGCGTGCCCTGTACAACCGGCGTAGCGCCATAGAATCCGACCTGCGTCCCGGTGTGCGCTGCCGTGCCAGCGTTCGCGAACGTCGAGCCCGACGGCACCGACAGCTTCCGGTTGACCGGATCGATCGAGAAAATGACGTCGCCGTTGTCGTCGACGTACTCCAGCACGCTACCGTTGTACTGGACCTTGGGACCGCCAGATCCCCCTGCTGGGTTGTCTCGCGTCGGGATTGCCATCGCGCTACCTCCTCAGCCGGCGAGGCGGACGCCGAGCTCACGGCGCACGACCTTGCCACCGTAGAGCGCGTCGAACGCCCACTGAGTCTGCTTGTACTGAGACGAAACCTCCAGGCGCAGAGCCAGGCCCGACACCTCATCGATCGCGATCGCTGTGTTCGCGCGCCGCTCGCTTGTCTGCGCGGCGTCCAGCAACGGCGCCATTGCGAATGCGATGCAGTCGCGATGGACCAAGGCATTGACCACATGGCTCGCCTTGAGCGTGATGGCGGTCGCGCTCGCGGCAATCGCCACCTTCAGCCCCGGCTCGAAGCTGACCGTGCCGCCACCGGACACATCCGCATCGCCAGCGGTCACCACATAGGTCTGCGTGTCGCCGGCGAACGTGATGATGTCGCCAACCAGGATCGTGCCCGTGCCTGCCGAGGCCAGCGTGATTGTCTTGAGGCCGACCGCGTAGCCCGTGGCATCGGTCGTGGCGCCCGAGGCTGTGCCGGCCGTGTGCGTCGGCACGTTCTGCGACACAAGCCAGCGCGCCCCACCGACGACCCCGATCTCGCCGCGCATGAACTCCTCGCCGCCGCCGCCGCGACGATTCGCGTCGCGGACCGCAGCGAACTGGAGCACCTTCTCCTCGGCCGCCGGATCGATGATCATGAACCGATCATCGGGCGGCATGAGTTGGTCCGCGGCCTTCTTGCGAGCCGCGTAGAACTCGCTCAGGTCGTTGGCGAAGGGAGTCGTGCCCGCCGTGCCAGCGTAGCCGTACACGCCGTTGGCGTCATGCAGCAGCCCCCAGATGTACTGATCGATCGTGTTCGCCAGTGACTTGATGGCCGCGCTCATCTGCATCGGGAGAATACCCCGAAGCACTTGGACGAGACCCTTATCGTCCATCGCGAACGGAGCCTCTTTCCATTGGTCCACCTTGACGCCGACTGACGTAGGCGTCACCGCCGTCACGGCCGGGAATACCACATCGGGCGTGACGCTTCGAGTCGCAACGGCAGCAGGCACGGCGACATTGACCGTCGCGCCCACCTTGGCACCGCGCAACTCGTCCTCGTAGTCGCGGTTGACCACCTTGGCAAGCTGGATCATCTCGCGCAGGGCTTGAAGCCCCATCGCGACAGAGGTCTGGACGATGTTTGTGGTAACCAACGCTCCGGCCATGTGCCTCGCTCCTGAAAGCGCCCGTGATAAGGGCGTCGTGTTTTGGCGCGTTCGGGCAGCTCCACCGGAGCTTTGCGCTCAGCCCGCTGGGCCGGCGCTGGTGCTGCATCTCCCACCGGGATCAGCCCGATCACCCTCCGGGTCACCGTGCCGAGCAGCTCTCCCCTATTCCCGCTACGTCGTTGTGCGTGCCTACTGGTTGACCACTTGCAGCTTGCCCTCTCGGATCGCCCTCGCGATCTTGGGGTCGCCAAGCTGCTGTGGCGTGGGATTCGTGAGCCTCTTGACCGCAGCGGCTCCGTGCTCGTCCGATCCGCCGCTGTTGCCTCCTGCATCAGACTCGAAGGCGAAGTCGTACTCCTGCTGCGCCTGACCGACCCACTCCGAGAGCGTGATCGGATCGCCGGTGCGCGCCGAGAACACCCCGTCGCGCGGCGTGATCTGATCCCCCTCGACATAGAACGGGGCGCGCTCGATCAAGAAGTCGATCGCCGACCGCTTCGCCTTCGCCTTGCTCAACTCGGCGCCGATCGTTTCACGCAGATGCGCGCGCTCGGCTCGCTTCGTGGCCTCGGCGCGCGCTTCCTGCTCCTTCTTAAGCTCGAGTTGAAGCGGCAGCACCGTGGTCTTCTTGAAGGCGTCGAGGTGCTCCTGGATCGCGGCCGAGATGTCCTTTGCGCCCTTCACGCCCTTGGATTCCAGCTCTGCAGCGCGGCGTTTGAGGTCGGCGTACTCCTCCGGGTCCATGCCCTCGAAGCGCGCCAACAGCGTCTTGAGCGGCGTCAAGTCGCGCGCCTCCTCGATCCCGGCCAGCTCGGCGACGCCCTTGAGCAGCGCGACGTTGCTCTCGCGAAATTCATGCAGCTTGCGCTTAGTCTCGGCCAGCTCCTCGGCCTTGGCCGTGCCGGGGAGCGCGCCCTCGACTTGCAGCACGAAGCGCCCGTCCTGTTCCACGTACAAATCGTGGAACTGCTCGGGGATCGACTCCAGCGAATCCGTGATGGCCTTGAGCTTTTGCATCGATGTCGTGTGCTCCCTACTGAAACGAAAAAGCGCCAGCCGCTCCCCGGTAGGAGGACTGGCGCTCGCGGCGCTCTGGCCGAAGTTGTCAGAACCCTTTAAGCAGATTCCTCCAGCGATGTCAAGGGGACAAGCAGCCGGCAACGAAGGCACTCCACGGCACCCTTGCGGACCACGACACGGAATCGGTCGCGGTAGCGGACTACGGTTTCGCCGTCCTCGATACGCGCCAGAGTGCGTCTGCAGCGGGGGCAGATGATGGCGGGATCGGTTGCGGACATCAGGCTAGGCGTCTCGCTCATGGGGACTCCGCCAACGGAACCAGCTTCTCCCATGCCTGCAACATGAGATGCTTGAGCATGTAGGCAAACGACTCCTCCGCGTCCTCGACGGGCTCGATTCCTACACGCCGATGTAGCTCGAACACGAAGTGCAACAGCTCGTGGATCAGGACTGATTGGTCATAGATCGACCAGTCGAAGCCCTTGACCCACACGTAGAACGTGACTTCCCCAAATCGTTCGTTGCCGACGGAAAAGCAGTAACCGTCACTACCGTCTGCCGAGACTTCGACGGCGTCGACTCCGTGCTTGGTCCTCAGCAGCGACACGAACGATTCGCGAGGCCCGACGCACAAGTTCAAGACGGCGCCGTAGACATCTACGTGCAACTTGTAGCAGCGCAGGCGCGGCGTCGCGGCGGCTTTCTTCTTGGTCATGGCACCCCGCCCAGCGTGCACCGGCAGCGTGGATGTACGGGTGGTGCCTTCCTCGGTCCGAGCGACGTTGAAAACGACTCGGCGATCGGCACCCTCTGACCATCAAGGGGGAGGCAAATCGGACAAGTAATGTCGTCTGCAGTGGTGATCCATTCCTTCTGCGCATCATTTCCCAGCAACCCGTCCCGCCGCGCCTGGAGGAACGACTCCTCGACGCCGGCGTTTAGGCTACCCAGGATCTCCGTGCGCGCAATCGTCTTCGCCCGCTCCCGGATCTTGCGCGCCACGTAGCGGGCGTACAGCGTGTCCACCCTGTCAGATCGCAGCCCTTGATTCACGAGGTGCTCTCGAAACGTCAACGCCGCCATCGCGTCACGGGAGTGCATGCCGATCGAGGAGCGGATCACGCGGGCGATCTCGAAGGGCGGGATCTTCTCGCGGATCGCACGAACGATCATGGCGCGTAGTGCGGCGCGGGTCTCGTCGGAGACGTCCTTGACGAGCTTAGCGGCGAGGCGTTCGGCGGCGCGGATGGCGGCCGGGCGGTCGGCGTCGAAGGCGAAGGAAACGCTAGCCATCGCCGGAGTCGGACGTCGAGGGTTTGGCCTCTGTCATCCCGCTACCTCCCTGACGATCTTCGCACCCAGCCTGCCACCACGCATGAACGCCTCCTTCATGATCGTTGCCGCCAGCCCCATATCCTCGCGTGCATCCTGTGTCGACAGCAGCGCCAGCGCCCCACGTACATCGCCCGCAGCGAGCCGGATCGCGAGATCCTGGATCTGCACGCGCTCACTGGTGCGTTCCAGGCCACGTCGCACGGCGGAGGCGAGAAGGGGTTCCAGCGTGTCGGCTGCAGCGTGGATGTGACGGTACTCGAAGGGCTGTCTAGGCATCGTGGCGCGGCTCCCGCTGGAGCGCTCCGTTCGTGCGCGTCATCCGCGAGGCCCCCGGCTCACTGGTCCACCCCTCCCCGTACCACGCCCTCCCGCAGAATCTGCGCCATCTCCTCCTTGGCGCTCACGCCAGGACGCGCCCACTCGCCCCGCTGAAGCAGGTGATAGAACGTCTCGAAGGTGACGCTGCCCGATTGCCACAGAAACATCGCAGTCTTGATCTCTTCGGGGCTCGCCGCGATCGTGACGAAGTCTTTGTTCAGCGCGACCTCGGCCTCGATGTCTTCTGGTCTCTCTTCGGTCCCTCCAAGAGCCCACCAGCCGTGCCATTGCAGGACGCGCTTAAAGGTGCGATCTAGCGCTTCAACCACGGAGCGCAGCGTCGCATCCTCACCGGCGTGCCGCAGCATGACCGCGGTGGCCGTCTCGCTCCGATTCGGCTGCTGCTCCAGGAGTCGGGCGCCAAGCGTTGCCATGAGCCGCTCCTTGCTGGCCATGGATTCGGCGATCGACTTCAGCCCCGCGCCAGAGAACTCGAGCATGCCCGCCTTGCCGCCCTCGCTCAGCTCCCACGCCACGCTTGAGCCAATAGGCAGCGGGCTGTCGCCTGTCTTGCCCGAGACCCACGGCGTGGGCAATGCTGTCCAGTGCAGACCGTGCTCGTAGTCGGCGCTGTTCCGGTAGTGGCTGAGGTTCACGTCGGCTAGGTCGAGCAGCGGCGGCTTGCTGATGCGCGGCGAGAACACGAACGGGATCGCGCGCAACGGATCGCCGCGGCGCAGGGGCACGATTGCAGGACCGGCGACAAACGCGCGGACATCTGGATCGTGGCGATAGATGGTCTGCGTGTAGGTGCCGTCGAGTAACTCCAGGACGCGGAATTGTTCGATCGACTTGTCCTGCCACGAATCAGTCGGGTCCGGCTCGCGCGCTACCTCCCGCAGCACTACGCGCGTGACGATCTCGTCGCCGTCGATACGTGTCGTGGACCAGTTCCAGATGTCTTCGGCGCGGTATCGAGACCAATAGGGGCGCCGCAGCTCACCACCGGCCATGTCCACGAGCACGCCGGCGCGACCCGTGATCAGCTCCTCGCGCAGCGTCGCGGTGATGAAGGTCGCAGCATCCACACCGCCGAGCGTCACGTCGTTCAGGTGCGGCTCGGCGCGAGGAGCAACGAGCGTCGGTGGCTTCTGCGACACCATGCCGATCAAGCCCTCCACGGTGCGCCCCATCGCGTTGTATAGGAGCGCACGTAACTTGTAGGCGGCGTACTCCTGCCGGCCATCGGAGTCCCTCTTGTGGGATCCGAGCATAGGCAGATAAGCATCGCCGGCATCCTTCACCGCGTCGGCGCCGTCGTAAGTGTCGCGTGCGCGCCTCCAGCGCGGCGCCATGTCCTCGGCCTGCGGATGCCTGCTCTCTACGGGCATCGCCCTATCCCATGATGACGCCGACCACGCGGTGGCCGGGCTTGGTCAACTCTGTCATGGCCCACACCGCAGCGTCGATTCTGTCTGGGCTCCCCTCGCCCTCGTAGCCGCGCGCGGTCATGTAGCGCATCTGGTCCTCCAGTAGATCCATGAGTGCCCCCGACTTGCCACTACCCTCACCGCGACGATGATACACCTTGCCCTGCTCGTAGAGCAGGGCGATCGGCTCGGCGCGGATGTGCTTGCCGTGCGACGCGGTCACCATGCGCACCGGGGCCGTGTTCGATGCAGACCTGATCGTCGCCGCCACCATGTCGCCGCCGAAGTTGCGCTCGGCCACGATGCAGTCGGCACTCCAGTGCTCACACAGCTGCACGACGCGGCGCGCCCACACCGCTGGCGATCCGTGCAGGCTCCAGTCATCGAGTACGGCGTACTCCTCTGCTCCGATCCTGCCCGCAGCGACAATGCCGATTTCGTCGCCGCCGCCAGAAGGATCGACGCCCACAACGACGCGGCCGAGCTGTTCGCGCTCGATCTTGCGATACCGAAACGACGATGGGGTCCACAGCGCACCGTACACCTCCTCCAGAACCTCGCCGTGGATCTCCTGGCGCTCCAGGCGCGTGCCCTTGTAGCGACGCTCCAGATCGGCGATGAACTCGGAGCTAAGGTTGGCGGCGTTCTCGTAGGTGCTGCCCGTCGTGACGCGGACGTCGCCGTGGTCGCGTGCCCTGATCAGCAGCGAGGCAACGATGCGACCTGGCTTCGGCGTAGAGGTGGCGACGACGCGTGCATCACCCAAGCGCACCGATAGACCGAGATTGTCCCAGGCGGATTGAGCTTTCTGCGCAGTCGTGACGAGGCCCCAGCTATCCATCTCGTCTGCCCACGCGGAATCGAAGTTGCCGCCTCGCAGCGGTGGTTTGTCGGCGTTCTCCGCCGAGCAGATATAGGCGCGCGCCCCGTTATGCCACGTCACCTCGGCACGCGCATGCTGGTAGGTAGCATCGGGGCAGACCGTGAGTAGACCGGAGTTAGGTGCCTCGATCATGAGCTGCCTGACGTGGCCCACCGTTGCACCGACTAGCGCGATCTGCCGCGCCTGCCCGGACGCGACGCGATCACGTATCCAGTGCGACGCCGAGTATCCCTTGCCCCAGCCGCGACCGGGATGCAGCAGCCAGACGCGCCAGTCGCCATCTGGTGGTCGCTGTTTGGGGCGGCGATGATCGAGTGCGGCGCCGAAGTACGCAGCAGCGACACGCCAGGGGCTCAGGGCAACGGCCGCAGCGTTGCCCTTCAAGCCACCCCTCCCTCGATTTCGAACAGCCGGCGCTGCACAATCTCCGGCACCTCCGGCCTGTCCGCCACGCCGAGATCCTCCAGTACGCCCCGGATCACCTCGGCGATGAGGTGGCCATGATCCTCGGCCAGGCGCACCTGGCGCTCCGCAATGCCCGCAGCGATCGCGGTACGGGAGACCTCTACGAGGTGCCGGCGCTCGCGCTGGTACAGCTGCACCCAGATGGAGATCCCGGCGCGGGCTTCAGCGCTGCGCTCCCTACCTACCGTGACCTTGCTGCGTCCCCAGACAACGCTGTCCGGATCCATCTGCCTGATGATGCCCGCGATCCAGGTCACGGCCCCGGCCGTGCGGTCGATCTCCTCCAGGAGCGCGTCGTGAGGGGCGATCTCGCGCGGCAGGCCGTAGGTGGCGACAGCTTGCTCGGCGATCTGCCGCTGTGCTGCCTTGCGATGCGGCGGCGTACAGCCCAGATGCATTTTGCAGCGGCCTCGCCCCACGTGGTCCGTGCCCCATCCGGCAGGACGCCGGCATGGGTTCCCGGAGCGCGCCTTCGCGCCGCAGAGATTAGCCATGACGACGGTTCCTCTTGGCCTTCCGCCCGGTGAGGTTCTGCCAGCGCTCGACGATGACGTCGCAGTAGCGCGGCCCGATCTCCAGGCTAAAGCAGCGGCGACCGAGCTGTTCGGCGGCGACAAGGGTACTGCCAGACCCGAGGAAGGGGTCGTAAACGGTACCACTATCGGGACACACGCGGGACAGAATGTCCGCGACGACACTGAGCGGCTTTACTGAGCCATGCCAGCCCTCATCTTCTGTCAGTTCCCCTGAAACTTCGGGTAAATAGTAACAGTCGTGCGCGAAGGGGCGAACCTCTTGCCACTGCCCGACTCCCAGCGCTGAGACGACAATCGCTTCGGATTTGAGAATCCACCCCCGCCACGGGAAGGTACACTGTGCCGCCTTGTAAAGCCATAGCATCCGATGAAAGACGTGCCCCGCTTCCCTAACCGCATCAAGCCATACCGGGAAGGTTCGGGTCGATTGGAAGGCAACCACGACCGCATCGTCAACTGGGAGGTTCGCAACGGCCCCGAATACCAACGCGCGAAGGCCCTCTGGTTCGTCACCCACAATTCCTCGCTGGTTGATCCCATAGGGCGGATCGGTAAGCACCGCGTCCGCTCGCTCGCCGTCTATCGCTTGCCCCACGTCCTCGGCGTCCGTAGAATCCCCGCACAGCAATCGATGATCGCCCAGCACCCACAAATCCCCAGGCTTCGTGACGGGCTTCTTCGGCGGCTCCGGCACCTCACCCTCTTCGGTCTCTGGCGCTCCGTTGCCGCCGAGCGATGCGCGCAGATCGTCCAGGCGCAGCGCATCCCACATCTCCGGCGCGTCCTGCTCCAGTTCGGCCAGCAGTTCCTCGACTTCGGTCGTGAACGTGCCGGCCAGGAGTGCAGAGTTGGCCGCGATGTTGGCGGCCTTCTCCGTGGGCCCGTCCCAGTCCACGATGCGCACGGCGAAGCGCTCACCGCCGGGAACGTGTAGCACCCCGCGCCGGAGCTGGAGGGCATCGCCATGCTCCTCCAGTAGCGCGCGCATGCGCTGGTGGCCGGTGATAAGATGCCCGCTGCGCGCGTTCCAGGTAATTCCCGAGAGATCGCCGAAACTTCCGAGCGAGCTCTTGAGCGCGCCCAGGGCGTCGGCGTCGATCTCGCGCGGGTTGTAGGGGGCGGGTTGAAGATCCGCGACAGATCGGAGCTTTGGCGCCTCAGTCATGACCACCACCGCCGCGCGTTGTTTTCATGGCCTATGCCTCGCGCTCAGAACCGCCCGCCCTTCGTTTCGTCATGCTGCCAGTGTACCC